GATTCATTAGCTATTTATACTAGACAATTAACAGATACTGAGATAGCAACAATATACAATGCTGGTGTAAGAGGTTTAGATCTAGCAAGCGGTTCTCATATTAGTAATTCAAATTTAGTACTATTACATAGATTTGAAGAAAAATCAGGTACAGTTTGTATAAATGAAGTAGGCCAAAACTCTACTTATGTAAACTCACCAGCAGTAGTTCAACATAACGGAGCATTTAGTTAATATGAAAAAATACGTAATAATAAATACAAGTAAACTTTCAAGTGTTAATTACAATTTAGTAGAGCAAGACTCTATAGATACTGTTAGAAAATCACTTGACAAGTCGTTATCTTTAATATCGTTTTTTGGTAACACGCCTAGTTTTTTAGAAGGTGAAACACAATACGATAAACAAGGTATAAAAGAAATATTAGAAAGTGCTGACTGGCACGTAGAAGAAGAATAATAATTAAATTAAATTAAATAAAATGGCAAAAAGAAAAACACCAAAGGCTGCTAAGCCTACAAAAATTAGTAATGAGCATTTAAATAAAATGCAAACTATTATCAACAATTTAAATAGAGGTCAGTTGGAAATAGGTAGTATAGAAACAAGAAAACACGCCTTATTAAAGCACATAGCTAGCTTTCAAGAAGAATTAAGCTCTATGCAAGGTGAGCTTAAAAAAGAGTACGGTACTGATAATATTAATATCCAGACTGGAGAAATAATGAAAGATGAGCAAGCTAATTAGAAAAATTACTGTAGGTAAAGATTACAAGGAAAACGCTATGCACTATGCCGTAGGCCAAGATGTTTACGGTGGTCATACTATATCTGATATAATTGAAGAAAAAGATAAATATTCTATATATATAAAAAAGAATAAAGACGTTTTGCCTTGGAAAGACTTCAATAAAAATATGGCTATATCTATAGAATATAATTTAGAATATTGATATGTGTCCTTGTCCAGTGTGTATAATAACAGCTGTGTTGATATTTTTAGGTTTAAAAAAAGTTAAAAAATGAAAGCACCTTTTGACTTTGTTATAGAGCCAAAAGGTAACAGATACAACAATACCAAAAAAGTTGGTGATAAAAATTTAATACTTAATACTGAAAATTTTAATCACGAGTTTGTAAATAGAAAAGCTATTGTTAAGTCTGTACCTACAGCTTATGATACTAAAATAAAAGTTGGCGACACGGTGATAGTTCATCACAATGTTTTTAGAAGATGGCTTAATGCTAAAGGAATAGAAAAAAATAGCAGAAGTTACTTTGATGAAAATACATATCTTGTAAAGCCAGATCAAATATTTTTATACAAAAGACCACAGCCTTGGAGTAGATTTAAAGAAGGTCAATGGCAAGCTACAGAAGGATATTGCTTCGTGCAACCAATAAAGCAAAGAGACAAACTAAAACCAGAAGAAGAAGAACAGTGTATAGGTATAGTTAAATATACTGATGGTACTAACAATATTGAAGACCTTGTAGGTTTTACACCTTTTTCAACTTATGAGTTTATTATAGACGGAAAACGTTTATATAGAGTTATGAATAAATTTATTACAATTAAATATGAATATCAAGGAAACGAAGAAGCTTATAATCCAAGCTGGGCAGAAAGCAGTTGAAGAACTAATTAACGTCGCAAAAGAAAAGATTATTACAAATACAGAAGACGATGTTTCTGCTGATAGACTGAAGAATGCTGCGGCTACTAAAAAACTAGCAATATTTGACGCGTTTGAAATACTTAACAGAATACAAGAAGAAAAAAACTTGCTTGAGGGCAAAACACCTGAAAAGACAGAGAAAAAAGCTTTTAAAGGATTCGCAGAAGGTAGATCTAAGTAATGTACAAGCAAAGTTTAGTTAAGGTAGTAGAGCCTGTAAAAAGAACAACTTTAACACGTATGAATCGTGGTAAAAAGTGGAAGTATGGTTATAACAAAGAGTTTGATTTAATTGTATTATCTCACAATGGTGTAATAGGAGAAATAATAGAGATACAAAATTTAACTATAGCATTACCCAAACCTCCAAAACAAATATACAAGCACTCAACTAATAAGTGGTTTAAACAAGAATATCCAAAAGAACTTAGTAGAATTAAAAATATATTTGATTGGAGAGCTTATCCTGAAGAGCAAAAAGACAAGTGGTACGATTATATAAACGAAGAGTTTAAACGTCGTGAAGAAGGCTTTTGGTTTATTAACAATGGTAAACCAACTTATATAACGGGTAGTCACTATATGTACTTACAATGGAGTAAAATAGATGTAGGTGCACCTGACTTTAGAGAAGCAAATCGTTTGTTTTATATATTTTGGGAAGCTTGCAAGGCTGATAAAAGATGCTATGGTATGTGTTACCTTAAAAATAGACGTAGTGGCTTTAGTTTCATGTCATCAGCAGAAACAGTTAATTTAGCTACAATATCAAGTGATAGTAGATATGGTATATTATCAAAATCAGGTGCAGATGCTAAAAAAATGTTTACAGACAAAGTTGTGCCAATATCGGTCAACTACCCTTTCTTTTTTAAACCGATACAAGATGGTATGGATAGACCTAAGTCTGAGCTTGCTTATCGTGTACCTGCGAGTAAGTTTACGCGTAAAAAAATTACTGCAAACGAACAGCAAGAAGACTTGGTTGGACTTGATACTACTATTGATTGGAAAAACACAGGTGACAATAGTTATGATGGAGAAAAGCTTAATTTATTAGTACACGACGAAAGCGGTAAATGGGAAAGACCTGACAATATATTAAACAATTGGCGAGTAACAAAAACTTGTTTACGTTTAGGTGCTAGAGTAGTTGGTAAATGTATGATGGGTAGTACTAGTAATTCACTAGATAAAGGTGGTGATAACTTTAAAAAATTATACTATGATTCAAACGTTACAAAAAGAAATCGTAATGGACAAACAAAGTCTGGTTTATATTCTCTTTTTATCCCAATGGAATGGAACTATGAAGGATTTATTGATGAATACGGACAACCAGTATTTCATATCCCAGATAATGATGTACACGGACCAGACGGTGAATTAATAGATTATGGTATTATTGATCATTGGAACAATGAAGCTGAAGGTTTAAAAAACGATCAAGATGCACTAAACGAGTTTTACAGACAGTTTCCACGTACTGAAGAGCATGCGTTTAGAGATGAAGCTAAAAACAGTATATTTAATTTAGTAAAAATATACGAACAAATAGATTACAACGATGGCGTAGGTAATCAAGGAAATATAACCACGGGTAATTTTCAGTGGGTTAACGGAATAAAAGATACACAAGTTATATTTTACCCAGATCCAAAAGGTAGATTTAATATAAGTTGGACGCCGCAGTCTCATCTTCAAAACAGGGTGGTACTTAAAAACGGTATTAAATATCCTGGTAACGAACACATGGGCGCCTTTGGTTGTGATAGTTACGATATATCAGGAACTGTAGATGGTAGAGGTTCTAATGGTGCTTTACACGGTTTAACAAAGTTTAGCATGGAAGATGCACCACCTAATCACATGTTCTTAGAATACATAGCTAGACCACAAACTGCTGAGATATTTTTTGAAGATGTATTAATGGCTTGTGTGTTTTACGGTATGCCAATATTAGCAGAGAACAATAAACCTAGATTACTATACCATTTTAGACGTAGAGGCTACAGAGGATTTAGTATGAATAGACCTGATAAAATTTGGAACAAGTTATCTGTAACAGAAAAAGAAATAGGTGGTATACCTAACTCAAGTGAAGATATAAAACAAGCTCATGCTGCTGCTATTGAAATGTACATACAACAACATGTTGGTCATTTAAAAGACGGCGTTTATGGTAATATATATTTTAACAAAACTTTAAACGATTGGGCTAAGTTTGATATAACTAAAAGAACAAAATTTGACGCTACTATAAGTAGTGGATTAGCGATTATGGCTTGCAATAGAAATCTGTATAAGCCTAACGCTACAATAGAAAAACCAAAATTAAATATAAGTATAGCTAAGTTTAACAACAAAGGCAATGCTTCAAGAATAATAAAAAATTAATATGTATACGCAGTTTCCAAGTCAAGTAGTTAGTGATGTAGAAAAAATAAGTTATGAGTACGGGCTTAAAGTTGCTCAAGCCATAGAAAGCGAGTGGTTTGACAAAGACAATTATTCTAATAGATACATACATAATAGAAATAATTTTCACAACTTAAGGCTATACGCTCGTGGAGAACAATCAATACAAAAATATAAAGATGAATTATCTATAAATGGTGATTTGTCTTATTTAAATTTAGACTGGAGACCAGTACCTATTATACCTAAGTTCGTAGATATAGTTGTTAATGGTATAGCTGAAAGACTTTATGATGTAAAAGCACACTCTCAAGATCCTTTTGGAGTTAGCAAAAGAACAGAGTATATGGACCAGATAATGGAAGATATGCGTACTAAAGAATTAAAGACTTTTATTAAAGATAATTTTGGTATGGATTTATTTAGCAGTAATCCTAATCAATTACCTGATTCTCAAGAAGAGTTAGATTTACACATGAAGTTAAACTATAAACAAGCGGTTGAAATAGCAGAAGAACAAGCTATAAACACATTGCTAAAAGGTAATAAATATAATTTAACAAAAAAGAGGTTTTATTATGATTTAACTGTTTTAGGTATAGGCGCTGTAAAAACTTCTTACAATACTTCTGAAGGTGTAAAAATAGAATATGTTGATCCTGCTAATTTAGTTTATTCTCATACTGAGTCACCATATTTTGAAGATATATACTATGTAGGTGAACTTAAAACTATACCTGTTAACGAGTTAACAAAAGAGTTTCCACATTTAACGCAAGAAGACTTAAAAGAAATAACTCAATATCAAAACGCTGGTCAAGGTAAATACGAATACAATAAGTATAGAGAAGATGACTATGACAATAATAAAGTAAAAGTTTTATATTTTAATTATAAAACTTATATGAACGAAGTTTATAAACTAAAATTAATGTCTAGTGGAGCTGAAAAAGCTATAGAAAAAGATGATAGCTTTAATCCTGAAGAAAATCCTAACTTTAGAAAAGAGTCTAGAAAAATAGAGTGTTTGTACGAAGGCGCTTTAGTTTTAGGTACTAAAAAACTACTTAAGTGGGGTATGGCTAAAAATATGATGAGACCTAAAAGCGATTTTACGAAAGTAAAAATGAATTACGCTATATGTGCGCCTAGGATGTACGAAGGAAGAATAGAGTCTTTAGTAAAGCGTATAGTAGGTTTTGCAGACATGATACAGCTAACGCATTTAAAACTACAGCAAGTTATGTCTCGTATGACACCAGACGGTGTTTATTTAGATGCTGATGGTTTAGCTGAAATAGATTTAGGTAATGGAACAAACTATAACCCACAAGAAGCTTTAAATATGTTTTTTCAAACTGGTAGTATTATAGGTAGAAGTTTTACTTCTGAAGGTGATATGAATCCAGGTAAAATACCTATTCAAGAAATACAAAATAGTAGTGGAAGTAATAAATTACAGGCACTTATAGGTAACTATAACTACTACTTACAAATGATAAGAGATGTAACCGGATTAAATGAAGCTAGAGATGGTAGCATGCCAGCTGAAAGATCTTTAGTTGGAGTACAAAAACTAGCGGCTGCTAATAGTAACACGGCAACAAGACATATATTGCAAGGCGGTTTGTTTTTAACACAAGAAATATGTGAGTGTTTGTCATTAAGAATATCTGACATTATAGAATATTCACCAACTAGAAAAGCATTTATACATCAGATAGGCGCCCATAACGTAGCGACACTATCTGAGTTAATGGATTTACATCTTTATGATTTTGGTATATTTATAGAACTAGCACCAGACGAAGAAGAAAAAGCTGTATTAGAACAAAACATACAAGTAGCACTAGGACAACAAAACATAGAGTTAGAAGATGCTATTGATCTTAGAGAAATAAAAAATGTAAAACTAGCTAATCAATTATTAAAAATTAAAAGAAGAAAAAAGTTAGCTAGAGATCAAAAAATGCAACAAGAAAATATGGAAGCTCAAGCACAAGCTAATATACAACAACAAGAAGCAGCCGCTGAGTTTGAACAAAGAAAACAAGACTCTGGCACACAAGCAGCTATTGCTTTAGAAACTGCTAGGCAAGAACTTAATGATAAATCTATGATGGCTGAAGCTGAAGTTAAAAAACAACTAATGATGCTTGAGTATGAAATGAACGTTAAGTTAAAACAAATGGAGTTAAAAAACCAACAAATGTTAGCTGACAAAAAAGAAGATGGAGCAACAAAAAGAACAGCTATGCAAAGTAAACAAAAACCGTTTGAGTCTAAAGGAAATGATGTATTAAATAAAAGTATAGATATGTCAAGATTTGGACCTAGATAAAAAATTATTAACTATTATTATATTATATTATGGCTAAAAAAAGCAAAAAAGAAACAACTGAAGAAGTTGTTGAAGAAATTAAAAACGATAAAGACGTTGTTAAAGTAAACTTAGATGAGTCATCTGAAGAGTTTATTGAAGACAATGTTATAAAAGTAGATTTAAGTAAACCACCAAAAACAAAAGAAGATGCCGTTCAGGAGCAAAGCACAGATGAGGTTTCTTTACGCGACGAACCCAAAGCTAGCGAAGAAATACTCGAAGAAAACGTCGAAACAACAAATGAAGAACCTACCGGAGAAAGTACCGTTCAAGATGAGCAATCCGTTGTTGAAGAAGTAACAAACGAACAAGCTGAAGAGTTAGAGCAAGAAGCTGTTGAAGCTATTGTTGAAGCTGAGCAAACTGGAACGCCGCTTCCAGAAAACATACAAAAGCTTGTTGATTTTATGGAAGAAACAGGTGGTGATATTAATGACTACGTAAAGTTAAATCAAGATTATTCTGATATGGATAATCATACACTGTTGCACGAGTACTACAAACAAACAAAACCTCATTTATCTAATGAAGAAATAGATTTTGTTATGGAAGATACTTTTGCTTATGACGAAGAAGAAGACAGTGAAAAAGAAATAAAAAGAAAAAAATTAGCTATGAAGGAGCAAGTTGCTCAAGCAAAGCAACACTTGGAAAGTGTAAAATCCAAATACTATGAAGATATTAAAGCTGGAAGTAGATTAACTGAAGAACAACAGAAGGCAATTAATTTCTTCAATAGATACAACAAGGAATCAGAACAAAATCGTTTAAAAAGCGAAGAGCAAGTTCAAGTCTTTAAAAACAAAACAAATCAAATCTTCAATAAAAATTTCAAAGGTTTTGAATATAACGTTGGAGAAAAGAAGTTTAGATTTAACGTAAAA